CGGTTACGATCTCCATGTTGTCGCCCAAATTCTGCGTGTTGACCGCGATACCGAAGAGATAGCCCGTGCCGGCCACCTCCACGCCGCCGCCGGACGTTACGGCGTACGGCGCGATCACCGTGAGCGTCTTCCCTTGCTGAACGTAATTGTTCATCGACTTCTTCTCCTCTGGTTTGTGCCGGGCCCAGATGAGGACCCGGCGTTGGTTGACGTCGTTGGCCGCGCGCTTCTTTCTACGCGCCGGCGTTTTTCTGCATGCCGCGATAGTCGATGGCCGCCGCGCCAAAGTCCATGCGCGCCTTGATCTCCACGCCGTCGATCTCGAAGCCCTGCTTGGTCTCGATGTAAACGCCCTGCTGCCCCTCGAGGTAGCAGTACTCCACGGTGTCCACCTGCGCCGGGTCCGCGATCAGATACCACGCGGTCGCGCTGTTGGCGTCGAGACGCGGCTCGACGATGGGCACCAGGCTGCGAACCCACTCCGGCACGACCTTGGTCGCGTCGGCAGACGCGATGTTGATCGGGAAAACAAGCTGGAGCATATAGGTTTCGAGCGCGGTCGGCACCGCGATGAATCGCGGCACCAAGTTCAGCGGCGTCCCCTGCGGACCCTTCTGCATGCGCAGTTCTTTGCGCCCGAGTCCGAGAGCTACAAGCGCCACCGCAGTGGCCACGGTCGGGTCGATGCTGCTGGCGGCACCGGTGAGCAGGTTGCTGTGGCCGGCAGCGAACAGAGCGGTCGCGGCGGCGTCGCCGGCGTACTGCGCAACCGGGTTCGACGTGATGATCGCCCACACGGTGTCCGACTCCAACCGCGCCGCAGCCACGCCCAGCAGAGCCGGGACGCGGGTGAACGCCTGGAGGTCGTCGTTGATGATGACCTTGCGAGTCAGCGCCACAATCTCGCCGTAGGTGGCGAGCTGATAGCTGATGTTGTTGTCGGTGAGCTGCGCCCGGTGGTACTCGCCCTTTTCATTGAGCTTCTGCAGCACCGGCGCGTCGGCCAGCATGACGCGGTTCACCGGCTTGAAGTCGGCCGCCGTCATCTGACGGGAGAACGGTTGGAATGTGCGCGGATAGGCTTCGTAGCCCTGCCGCAGGGTCTTGTTGGCCACGTTCGCGAGGATCGCGGGGAAGTCCGAGCTCGACTCCGCGCCACCCTCGAAATATTCCACGCCGCGCGACGGAGCCTGAAGCGCCAACTCCGCAATCCGCGTGGTGTCCCACCCGCGCGTATCGATACCGCGAAGCTGAAGATAATCCTTCGCCATGTCGATCAGCTTGAAGTTGCGATACTCGCGGGCCTTCTCCTCTGCCTCGCGATGCTCCTTCTCGCCGCAGCCGGCCAGGAAGAGGCCGGTGAGCGGTTGCCGATTCAGGAAGAACCGGCTGTCGGCGCGCAGCAACAGCGCGGACTGCATGCAGTCGAGGCGCTTCTGCATCCCATCGGTGCCGCCACCGAAGCCCGCGCCCAGAGGATTGATTTTGATGTCCTTGTCCTCGGTGGTCTTCTTGCCTTTCGCCTCGAGCGCGGCGAACAAATCCTTCCGCGCCTGATCCACGGACACGCCCTTCGCGATAAAGTCGCTGACGACGGTCCCGTCGATTCCCAACGGTTTGACGGTGGCGCCCAGCGAGGTGAGTTCGCTAACGCGCAACCGCTCGGCAGTTACCGCCTCTTCACGGGCGGCGGTCAAAGCCTGTTGGTTCACAACTCGGGCAGCGTCCGCGCCCGAGGCCTGCTGCGTTGTTTCGGCCATTGCAGGTGTCTCCTTTTGCGGGCTAATTGCCCGAAGTCTCTCGATCACATCGGCGTCCGGCACGCCAAAAACTGCCATCTCCCCGGTCGGTTGAGCGTTCAAAAAGCATGTGTTGAAATCTGCTGGGACCGTGCAAGGGGAGATCTCGAACGGTTCCCAATCGGTCGCCTTGAACATCCCGATCTCCTGGTTGTTCAAGTACGGAGCTTTTCCCTCCGGCATGCCCTCCGTCTGCATGTCGGTTTTCTCGCGCTTGTAAATAAACGTGCCGAAGCTGAGGTTCTGGAGGATGCCGGTCGAGGCCTTGCGGAACATCTCCGCGCCGTCCGGATCGCCCAGATCGAATTTGAGAGTCGCCATTCCCTTCGGGCCGTTCGGCCACGCGCGCTGGACGACGCCGACCTGGGCTCGTGTGCCGACCTTGCCGGCCATGAGGGACTTGAAATCGTCGCCCGTGAAATGCGTATCGAAGACCGGCGCGCCGGCATTCAACCGGTCCATGCGGCAGCCTTCCATCGCGAGGCGCAGCATATAGGGCTCGCCGGTAGATCGGTCGATCCTCGGGACCATCGCGCCGCTATACCAAACGACATCGATGGTGCCGTCGTCCGCGTTCGCGGTGCTCGGCACCACCTGCGCGTCGGCGGCGAAGACCTCGGAGTCGCTTGCCACCGCAGCGCCCGCGGCGGCCGGCGGCGCGACGGTTGTCACCTCGACGTCCGGCGTTTTCTTAGCGTTGTCGGCTGCGGCTGGATCGGTAGCGGTTACCTCCCGATGGACTTCTTCGGTGGTCGTGGTGATCGCGGTCGCGGTGGTTGTTTTGGTTGCGGTAGTCGTTGTACTTGCCGGCGGGTCCTGCGCCTCGGTGATGATGGCCTGTTGCAGACCGGTGATTACATCCGGGTTTCCCTTCATGCCTGTCCTCTTCCTTTTTGCGTTTCGGATTAACCCCGGTAGAGCCGGGTGGTCGATTGCCAGTTGGTCGTGACGCGCGAGATGCCCGCCACCAGAAGCTCTTTGACCATCGCGAGGTCCTCGTCGGATAGCTCGCAGATCCCCAAGCCCTGGCTGCCGCTGCCGCCGCCTGACGGCTTGCTGGTCGGCGTGCGCTCTTCGGTATTAGCCGGTTGCTCCTGGCCCCGGAGAGTAACGTTACGTGGATCGACGTCGAGGATGATCTCGTATTTGTCCACCAGCTTGTTGAACAAAGCGATCTGCTGGAGCTGCGTCGTCGGATCGTATCCGTTCTCCAGCACCGCCTCGAACCACGGCTTCCGGCCCATGCGGACGTCCTTCAATACCGACTCGGCGTCCTTCACCGGATCGACCGACTCGAACCGTGGCGAGGTCCATTGAACCTGCTTCAGGTTGATCTTCGGATTGTTCACCGCCGCCAGGGGAATTTTGCCGAGCAAGACGAGCGTGTCGATGAACCGCCGCCACACCGGCATGCAGAACAACGGCATCAACGTAAGCCACCGGTAGTTCTCAATCGTGTTCCGGAAGCCCAGCATCCCGCCGCGCCAGGAGGAATAGTTCACCTGCGACATGTCGCCGGTGCCGAGCTCGTAGGGCAGCCCGATGCCGGCCATGATCCCCTGCAACTCGGTCATCTTATATTCGCGGTAGCCGCCAGCCGCAGGCGGGTTGTTGAATTTGATGTCCTGGCCGGGCTTTAGATACTCGACCATGCCCGGCTGGAAGCTTTCGACGGGATGCCCGCTGAACGGATCGGTCCCCGCGAAGCCCACAGGATCGCCGTCGACGCCTTCGGGTTGCGTCACGAACGCGGCCACGCACGCCTCTATCTTCTTCCGGACGCGCTCTGCGTCGCAGTAGTCGTCCAGGTCCCGCAGCGCCATCATTACCGGCGCCAGCCACGGCACGCCGCGCACCTGGCCGGGCCGCAGCATGCGATAGACGTGCATGATCTGATCTGCCGGCACGGGCTGGCTGATGATGCCGCCACGCGGGTTGAGGATCAGCACGCCGCCCGGATGATAGCTGAACAGCCAGTACGCCACGCGGTGGCCGTCCATGTCGAACTGCACGCCTTCCATCACGTGGCCGTTGATCAGCCCCATCGTTCGGGCTTGGTCCAGGAAGTCGGCTTCGAGCATCTGAAGCTGCAGCGGTATGCGAAGGCCGGAGTCCATGAGGCGCGGCCGGAATCGCACGATGGCTTCGCCGCTCTCTCCCATGGTCCGGACCGCGAGCGTCTGCATGCCATAGAAGTCTAGACGCTGCGGCTCGTCGCACTGTTCGCAGAAGTACGGCCACTCGGCGTCGATGATCGCGTCGATAGCGGCCGCGCCGGTCTTAGCCATCGGGACGATGCCGGTCCCCACCACGTTGCCGGCCAACTCCTCGATGGCGCGCGCCGCGTACGGATTGTTCCGGATGAGCTCCCGGCTGCGGTTGCGCAGCCAGATGAGCGCGCCCATCAACTCGACGTTGGCGTCGGCAGACGAGGCATACCATCCGTGCACGCGCCTCCCGGCGGTTGCGCCTTCGTAGGCGAACCGTTGCGCGTGGCGCCGCCGGTACCCGTCGACCAACTCGCCCACCGTGCGCTGGATTGCGTAGCGGCCGGAGGAAGGAGATCGCGCGTTCCAGTCGCGGCGCAGCAGCGGAATAGGACGTCGTACCTGGAGATCAGTAGTCATCGAAGCGCTTCAGTTTGAAACCGGGTTCCAGGATCAGAAAGTCGAGGCCGTACTTCTCTCGGACCTCGTCGAGCATCGCCTGGAGGTTGGTGTACGACTCCGGCGACACCTCGAAGTCGGTCTCGACGATGTAAAGCCCGGAGGTTTTCAGCTTCGACCGCGTGCGCGGCTCTTTCGCCAGGGCCATGAAGCCCTTGGGCGCGTCGGCAGCACCGAAGCCTACCAACCGACCGAACCAGTTCAAGATGGCCGTCACGGCTTCTGCACCCCAAACGTCTCGACGTCCGGGCGATCAGCCGACGCCAGACGCAGGTCCCGCGCCATCGTCTTCAGGGAGGTGTCGCTGAAGACCGCGAACCGCGATCCCTCCGGTTGGTCCTTCTCCGCGCCTT